GTTCCTTGATGGAGCCTTTCACCTTGCCTTTGTTCACCTGTCGGCGCACGATGATGTTCTGCCCGGTAAGGCTTATCATTGGCTCAAGCGGAAAGAACCATTCTTCAGCACCAGCCTCCTCCAACTTGAAACGGAGCGGCATCTGCATAGGAACACCGAGTGCATTTGTACGGATAGCATCCTCCAGTTCCACGTCGGACATCTTCTGTATTTGGCTGTATTCCTCGCTATCCACATTGGCAAGTACTGTCTTTCGGAAAAGCCAATAGGGAGGAATCTTGCCACCGAACAATCTGAGGGCGGTATTCTCCAATACGAAACGGGTTACTGTTTTTACTGTCGGATTCATTACTCTGTACTTGTTGCTATGGCGAGAGAACGGTTGATGCTTTGCAGTATCACACGCTCCAGCTCTGCCGTGTCGGTCTTATCATTCATATACACATTGATGCAGTCAAAGAACTTGGAGATGTTCATATTGATGCTGGTGTTGCGAGTACCGCCTGTGGTTATGGCCTCGGCAGTTTTCTTTCCACCTTTACCACCGCTTTTACTGTCTTCAGAACCACTGCCGAATGTCAATGCTGTTGGACTGCCTACCAATCCGGGAGTTGTTACACCGTCGGGGGTATCTTCGGGCTTTTTATCCTTTGCCGACTGCTCGGCATAGTTCTTCTCCCAGCTTGAGGTGTACAGTTCCTTGACCTTCTTTGCTGCTGCTATGGAAGAGTCTGCACCACTCAACTTTCGGAAGCCCGAAAGAGCGGAGTCTTTTGCACCTTTCCAATCACCGGAGAATAATTTGAGGAGAGCATTACCCAAGTCACCGAGACCGCCCAACAGTTCTTTGAAGCGGTCGATGACAAAGGTCTTGATAATCTCACCAAAGCCTTTGAACACATCCCACATCGTAAGGATAAAGGCACGGAATCCGGCAAACTTGTTCCAACAGTAAACCACTGCCGCCACAAGAGCTGCTATAACCGTGATTACAATTCCGATGGGGTTAGCGTTCATTGCTATGTTCAAAAGCCACTGTACACCCTCCCATACCTTTGTCACAGCTGACACGATTTTGATTGCGCCGACAAGCCCATACAAGGCTATGGTCTTCGCCTTGAATGCAATAGTCGCCACACCCACCACGACAGCCAAATATCCAAGTTCGGTCTTGAACTTCAATATAAAGTTGATGACACCACCGATGACAGTAAAAAGGAACTCAAAGACCAATGCTATCGGTGGAATAATCATATTGACTATATCCAGCAATCCCTTGAGCGGTTCTGCAATCTTGTCGAACAGGGATAGAGCCTTCTGCTGTATGGTATCGACCATCGTACTCCAACGGCCACCCAGCGTCTGCGACTGCTTTTCCATCATTCCGTGGAATTTTCCACCTTCGCCCGTTGCGTGTGCCATAGCAGCAGCCACGTGGTCGAATGTGATTTCTCCTTTGCTCATCAGTTCCTGCAATTCCTTGTAGCTTTTGCCTGTAATTGCTTCCAACTCCTTGAGAGGGTTGAATCCGGCATTGATGAATTGGAGTAAGTCTTGTCCCATCAATTTACCACTTGCCGATACTTGACCGAATACAAGCGACAGGCTGGAGAAACGTTCGGCATTGCCACCCGATATATCACCCAACTGTTGCAGATAACCCATAACCTTGTCAGATGCGACACCGAAGTTCATCATCTGTTGGGCGTTCTGCGTAAGCTGGAGTTTATTGAAAGGAGTATCGGCGGCGAATTTGTCTAATTGCTTCAACAGTCCGGCAGCCTTCTCCTCACTACCGACAAGAACCTCAAAGGCTGTGGCAGTAGTTTCTGCTTCCATACCCAGCTTTGTTACTGCACCTATTCCGGACGCAATCAATGTGTAGGGGTTGGTAAGGAACAACATTCCGGGAATGGACATCAGCGAGGATTTGAAATTGGAAAACGAGAAAGCCGCTCTAAGGCGAGCACCAACAGTGTTTGCCTTACGTGTTATCTCGTCCAATTGCCGCGTAGTCTGACGGGCAACAGTGAGAACGTTCCCACTGTCGGCCTGCAACTTTATCAAGAATTTTAGTACGCTATTCATTTTTATCGCTCAATTCCATTTTACGAATGTCCTTAAGAAACCTTATCGTCCAAGCCCACTCCTCATCACAGAGAATGTCCGGGTCAAGGTGCAAGTAACGTCGGAGCAATGTGTTCAAATAGAGGATAGCCTCTGCCCCGGCATCGTTGATTCCGGCATCCTCTAAAGTTTTTTTATCTCAGCCTCCTTTACCTTGAGTACATCTTCCATCACATTGACTGTTGCCATAAACAGTTCATCGTCTGTCTTGATTTCCTCATCTCCACCTAACCAAAGGCGGTTCAATAGAGTTTCCGACATCTTGATGGGGTCTTTTACCACGCTGGCATAGCTGAGGTCTTTACGATTGGGCTTACGAAGAATACAGGTCTTACCCTCTACTGTTACTTCGAAGAGGTCGCCATATTTCGCCTTCCACTCCTTGATTTGTTCTTTCGTCACTTTCATTTGAACACTGTTTTAATGATGTTTGAACACTATTATTTACACTCCTTTTTTATCCAAGAAAATGAACGGAAGTGTCTTTTCTTGGAACTTATCACCTTGTTTCCACTCGGTGTTGTCCTCTGTAAACTCACAGCCGACAAGAATATCCGTTACCATTGCATCACCCTTTGTGGGGTTTCCATAACAGGCTACAATGTCAAACGAAATATCCAAGATGTCACCTCCGGCAGAGACTTTCAGAGCTTCGTATTCGCTCTGTAAAAGGGTTAGCTCGCCGCTGTACTCCTTGTTGCCGTGCTGAATGGCATGGGGCTTGTTGCCACTACCATAGATAGCCTCCTTCTGTTGCTTGCTGGAGTATTTTACACCGCGAAGTCCGGTAATGGGTCTTCCGGCTGCTACTACATTTACATCAGACCACTCGTATTCTCGTGTATTGGTTAGCATAATCAATTAGTTTGAGTTACAAGGAAACCTAAATTAACGTCGATATAGCGTCCGTATGCGAACGGACGTACCTTGAGAGTCACTACCACTTTGGAAGTGCTGAGAACATTCTGCTTCGGGTCAATGAAGCATACACAACCGTTTCCGTCTTCCGACGCGCTCAACTCGCCATTGGCGGTCATTTCACGGTTCACACGGCTTTCCACTGTCTGCTGCCAGCTCTTGATGATACCTGTCTGTAGTGTTCCGTCCTCATTGACATCCAACTCATCAAGCATCATATCAAGCAACGTGTCGTATGCAATACGGTATGCCTTGTCAATCACGCGACGAGGAGCCAACTGTGCATAGTCATCAGTAGGGTCACAAGCGAGGTTATCATCGGCAAAGAAATAACCGCTTCTACCCACATACTTGCGAGGAACGATGTAGCGTTTGTCGTGGAGGTCTTCTGCCACGCTGCCGCTTTCGTCCACTTTCTTTGCACCGATATACATCTCTGTGGGGAAGAGAGAACCATCCTTCACGCGACCGAGGTTACGCTGCACAGGGAGCATCGCCAAACGTCCGGCCATTGTACCGACACAAGCATTGACAGAACCACTGACGGTATCGCCAATGACAATACCTACACGATTGTACTTCTCTTGGCTCAAGTCCTTCTGCGCTGTACCTGTATAGTTGCGACCCTCCAAAATGATGAAGAGAGGAGCATACAGTTCGGTAGTAGCCCATTCAGCCAACTGTTGTGCCTTGGGCAATGCAGTGAACACATCAGCATCCAAACCTTCGGTAGTGGTGGTTGATGTGGAACTATCATCACGGGCAATGAAGATACCGCGAAGCGCACCGTTCTGTGAAGTGATAAGGTCACGCACAAGTCCCGAAGTCTTGTCGCAAAGGGCTGTCATCTTTGCTGTCTTGGCAACACCGAAGATGATGAGCTTTGTACCGTCCTTCGCTTCGTTGTAGAAGTCCTGCACGTGCTTGTACAGACGAGGGTTGTTCGCCTCTGTCACACCCAAAGCCAGCAAGTCGTTCATTGAACGGACGGAGTAGGCTTTTTCCAAGACAAAGGTCGATGTCACGGCAACAGCGGAGCATACGAGGGCAAAAAGGCCGTCGGGGCTTTCGCCCACTGTGCCTAATTGCCCATTCATGTATTGTATCTTAATTCTTGGTAACATAAGCGTCAGTTTTAAGATACAGTAGCCTCGCCAAGCAAGAACAGACCCTTGCCGTCATAACGACGGGCTGCACCGCCTGTGCGCATCAAGAATGAATAGATATCACCGTAGTAGAGAGGGTTGTCGATAGAGTCGAACATCTTGACCTCACCCATAGCACGGCTGACAGACTTCTCGTGCCAAGCCAATGCTGCGGCCATCTCTGTTGCAGCACCCTCTGCACCCCAATCAAGGACTTTCTTGCTTGAGTTCAAACGGAGCACACGGCTACGCTTCATAATGTCGAAACCGTAGAGGTTGCCAAGGATACCCTTCTGCACGTTGGCAGAGTTCTGGAACATCCACTTGTCGCTCTCCGAGAGGTCGGCAAGGAGGTCAGCGTACATGTGCGCATCCAAAAGCAGATAACGACCTGTTGCAGGAACATCGTCCTTGTCAAAGGCGGTCATCAGCGCGAGAACGTCTGCCTTACAGATAGCCTTACGCTTTCCGGTTGCTGTACTTGATGTGTGAGCATCGCGCTGGGTTGTGCCTGTAGTCAAGACGATGTGGTCAGCCTTCACGCCATCACCCCAACGCTTGAGGAGGTTCACGTGGGCAGCCTCCTGCAACTGTGAACGGTCATTGCTGAGCACTGAGTTGCGCTTGTCGTAGCTCAACTCCACAGTGTCAATGTTCGGGATGTAGATTGGGTCGGTTGTCAACTCGTCAATGTCGTAGGTTAGCTCGTTGTCTGTACGCTGATTTACAGATGCTGGCTTCTGTGTACGGTTGGTCTGCACATTTGACGGTTTGCCAGCGTTAGGAACGTGAACCGTATGGTTCTTTACGAAAGTGGAGTCGTCCACTGATTTTGCGGCGAAAGAGTTGTCGGGATAGAAATTCTCGACAATGTCGTTAAGCCATACTTCTTTGTTTAATGCCATTGCTTAAAAAAAATTAGTTGGTTAATACTTTAGTTCTTGTACTCCACACCGAACTTCTCGCGGAACTTGGCACAGAACAGTGCATAGTCTGAGTTCTTGAGGGAATCAAGTTGTCCGGCCTTGTCGAGTTCATCCCACGACTTGTTCGCGAACGAGCCTTGAGGAGCACCGTCCGGACTGATGAAACTTGTAGCGCGGAGAGCTGGCTGTGTCTTCATTGTAGCAAGCAAAGCCTCGGTATTGGTTCTGTCGCTCTTCATCATATTGGTGAATGCCGGAACCTGTTCCTTGGTAATCTTGCCCTCAGCCACAGCCTTGTCAATAATGGCGGCAATCTCTTTGCCTTCCAATTCCTCAATACGAGCTTTGTACTGTTGGTTTGCCTTTTCCAAAGCGTCCGCACGGGTAGCGGAATTTGTCAAACTCTTAATGTGTGCGACTATCGCACCTTCATCCGTCTTATCTGCGAAAGACGGAATGCTTTTAATGTCATCTATCAATGCCATGTCGTTAGTTTTTGATGGCTGTTCTACCAGCCGGTTATTAAAATAGTTGTATATCTCTTCTGTCGTTCCGGGAGTGGAAGACGGGGTTTCCATGTCGTAAATACCATCAATCAACTTCATGGCAAGGGCTTGCTCTGCGTCAATCCAATGGTCGTGCTCATCGAAGTATTGTTCTGCAACATCTTCGGGTTTCATATTGCAACGCCCGGCAATCATACGGGAGAG